CACTCATAATTACTTAAAGCAAAACAAATAATATAACTATTATGAAAATTTGTTATATTATTTCTACATGTGATAAATATCTTCAAACAAGAGTAAAATATCAAATGGATATTATGCTTAAAAATGTAAATAAAGATGATATTTATTATCTTACATCTAAACCTGACGTTGAAAATAGACAATTTGGATGGTATTCTATGGATGATACACAAAATATAACGTGGAAATATATTCATTTTATTTATCATATGAACATTCCTGATTATGATTGGTATATATTAATTGACGATGACACGTTCGTTTTTGAAAAAAGACTTCGAAATTTATTAACAAAATATAACTCTAGTGAAAATTATTATATTGGTAAAGAGGTAGACCATATTAAACGGGAGTTTTGTTCTTATATGTCAGGCGGAGCTGGTTACGCATTGTCTAAATCTTTGTATTCTTATATTACTGAATACGTTAGAAAAATTGGGAAAAATGAAGCATATTCGCCACTAATTAATTTACAAAATCAGTGGTGCGACGATTTATGTATTGGAATATGGATTCAAGAAATTGCTAAAACAAATAAGATTAACCAAATCAATAATAATCTTTTCCATTTAGCTGAACACGAAAATGAATATCAGTTAACTGATGCTATCACATTTCATAAAGTTATAACAAAAGAACAATATGATTTTTACACATCTATAGCAGATAAGGATACAATTATAGAGAAAAATGAATTTCAATCTCAATCTGTTGTATCACAAAATAATAGTGATACTGTTTTTACATTGGTAACAGATTTAAATTATTTTGATAAAGCTAGAAGAACTATAATTGATTTAAGAACTAAAGGTAATTGGCACGGAGATATTGTTTTGATTACTATCGATTTTCATTTGAATACAAATTTTAAAGATTTTTATAATGTTACTGAAAAAAAATTTCCAAATATAGACAAATCACAACTGCTTACTAAAATAGGTATAAATGGATTTGTTGATACAACAGATAAGAGAGAAATTAATAAATTGAATCAATGGGAAAAACTACATGTATTCGACGATTATTTTTCCAAATGGTCACGGGTTGTATTTTTAGATGCTGGGTTGCGTTTATTAGACGACATTAAATATCTACTTGAGATTGATTATAAAAATAAAATTTTGGCACCAAAAGATGGTAATCTTTATATTGATCAATCATTTAATTGTCAAATAAGTTATGATAACCCAGAACTAATCGAGTCATTAAAATCTGAATATGGCGAACAAATCTTAAAATCAAATTATATGCTCAATTGTATCTGGATTTATGATACAAATATTCTTAAATTATGTGATAAAAATCAGCTTATTGAAGCTATGAATAAATATACATTTTGTAAAACAAATGAAATGGGAATAATGAATATATTATTCCATTTTAAATATAATTTATGGGAAAGATTACCAGTTAAATCGTCTAGTGGAAAATTTCTTTTTGATTGGTGCGAATTAAATAATCCTAATACAATTTGGAGAGACTATTGTTATATTAAATATCCTGTAACAATTTCATTTGATGATTGTTAAAAAATTTGATTCTGATTTATTATTAAAAATACATTAAATAATAAATTAATAATTATTCTGTAGCATAATAATAATCATGAACTATAGTTTTGTTTTTCACACATCTACTCATCTTGGCAGCAGAAATACCTTCTAGTTCGGCTGCCTTCGCTATTGTGTCCCATGTTGCTAGCAAAATATTAGTATTTGTTTCTCTCTTATACACTTTTTTACCAGTTGATGAAATAAGTTTTGGTTTATACTCATTTTGTTTTATAGACACACCATAATAACCTTCATTATTTCCTTCATCCGTCCATACGGTTGCTTTAAGAGCGTAAGGAGATTCGTTTAAATATTCTTTAATTTCTTTCATGTCATTCTCAGACAATTCTTTGTTAACTGAAATTTTCCATTTTTGATATTCTCTCAATAAAACTGAATTTAGAACCTTTCCACAATCAGAAAACTGACAAGATTGAAAAATAAATGTTTCTACTGGTGAATTTTCTTTAGATTTTTTATATTCAACAGGTTTTAATTTAATACCTAAGTATCCATGATTTCTTTCAATCCTTTTTGGTTTAAATCTTGTATCCAAATAATTTTTTAAGGCATGGAATACTTCTTTTGAAGGTTTAACTTGACTCCATAAACGATATCTTCCTTCAATGTTTACTGACAATTCTTCAACATCTGTTCTAACAATACATATTTCATTAACAAAATCATTAAATCTTTTATTAACATCATCTTCAGGCAATAATATATTTTGATAAACAGATTGATTCTCAATATTAACAGAATTAATTATTTTTTCATTATTTTCTAGTAACTCATTTAACTCATTAATTTTAAGATTTTTTTCAATAATCATCGCTTCTTGACTTTTATTTTTTTCTCTCAATTCCCTATTTTCATTTTCTAATTCTTCATTTTGTTTCATCAATCTATTAAAATTATCTATGCTATACGTTTTAGAATGTATAATATCTTTGATGTGTTTAGTTAATTTATCAATAGTAAAATTTGTAGCATCATAAGCAATAATTTCTGTTTTATTTTTATTGTTTATTTCGATAGTTCGAATCTGACGCTTAATTTTAGGATATGTTTTTATTAGATTTTCAATCTCTACTTTATTTTGAACTCTAAACGCCTCTACCAACACAAAGTTGTTGTATTTTTTACGATGATCTTGTATTCTTGTTGCTAGGTCATTTGTGTGACCGAATTTTATTAATTTTTCTCCAGATTCATTTGTATTATCAATTGTTCCAAAATATATACATTCTGTATTTAATGGAAAGTGGATAATTGTTGCTTGCTCTACGGCTCTTTGTTTTTCTTTTTTGGAACTTTTAAGCGCTTTATCTTTTTCCAAAATAATATTTTCTTTTTGCTCCAATTGAAGTCTTAATTCATCCGTTTCTTCTTCTACAATTTGATGTAAAACTTCTTCCATTTTCATATAATATTCGTGAATTTCACTCGCCTTTTTGGTTTGAGCTTTCAAACATAATGATTTAAAACATTTAATTGTTAAAAATATTTTTTTTATATTTTGTCCTCCATTTTGTTTTATATGTTTTATAGCAGTATCTTGCTTATCCTTAAAGTTAAGCGGTTTTTCTTCAGAAACTGCTCCTCCAACTTGAGGAGCAAGATTTTTATAATCTATATCTAATTTAAAATTTTTTTCTAATAAAATTTCACTCTTTTGTTTAGTAGAAAATCCTAACCATTTCCATATATCATCTAAATCAATTACAAAATCTATATTTTTATCATAATTTAAATAACAATAAAAACTACTTACAAATAATTGTTGTTCAAAACCAGTAAAATTATCTTTGATTTTATTTATTAATTTGTTATTATAAGCCTTTGACAGTTTAGATATTGGATTTTTCTCTATCAATTCTACGATATTTAGTTCTTGCATCTTATTATATACTTTATAATAGGATACTCTTTAAGTTATCATTCTTGCTTATATATTTTGAAAGCGGTTTTATAAAAGCAATGTTTTCTATTACCATTTAGTTGTTTTTTTAACACTAATCTTAGGTCCAGCACCTCTTTTCTTATTTTTCGTAGGATCATATTGCTCTTCTTCATCTTCATCTTTCATTCCTTTTGATAATTCCCAGAATTCTTTTGAACCTAGTCTAAAATCGCCATGATTATCGGCTTTATACCAAAATACTTGGTCGTGTAATTTGTTCGATTTCGAGTTGTTATTAATTACCAAGCACTCATAATTTTCGGTACATTGATCCATCACCTGACAAAAGCTCTCAAATGTTGGAAACATACCAGCATAGTTTTCATAAATACGCTTCCTGTTCGCAATGTAATTTTCTCTCAAAATAAAAACATAATCTATGTTGGTTCTCAGTGTGGGAGGAATGCCTAAAGGATATTGCATTGTGATGACTAACATGACCTTCCAATGTCTTCCGTTCATAAAAAGTAATCGCATCATTTTATCGCGAGTCCATGTAGCATCATATAAACAATCGTCCAAAATTACAAATGCCCTCGGGTCTATATTGCTGCGTTTATATGTTTCCATTTCTTGTTTAACTTGTTTTAACACGGTGCGTTGTCTCTTTAAAATATTTTCAATAATAGCTGTATTATATTCATTATGTATGAATAATCTTGGTACCATTTTACCATAGAAACCGTTACCTTCTTCTGTTCCAGAAATAACAGTTCCGATTGGTATTTCTTGTTGATAATAAAGTAAATCTCTTACCAAGAAAGTTTTACCAGTATCTCTCTTTCCAATTAAAACTACAACAGGTCCTTTGTTTTCATTTGGTTTAAAGCTAATATTTTTCATATCAAATTTTTTAAGTTCTAAGGTCATTGTTATTTAAAATATAAATTAAATTTTAATGTTTTTTACGCAATAAGAGCTAATAATATAGTTTTCACTTAATAATAAGTTAAAACTATATATAATTTATATATTAATTAGCTAAAGAATGTTTAACGTGAATTATCAAAAACGGAAAAATCTTGAACTTTTTAAATCTTTAGAAAACTCCAAAACCATGTTTCTCTCAAATGCACAAAACTATATTCCTATTTATAATAAATTCTTTACCTTAAATGATAGCAATTATAATAGTATTAATCTAAATAACAAATGGTTTATTTCAAATGTTATTCAAGGAGACGAACATGATTTTCGTGTAGTAAATTGTAGACTTAAAAATATACAAAATTCAAAAGCAAAAGCAAAAGCAAAAGATAAAGATGTTTTTTTTAAGATGGCACCTTTATTAGATCCATTTAAATATTTAATTGGAAAGTATAATGTAAATGATAAAAAATTGTTTACCTTACCAAAAATTAATTCAACCGAATTAGATTGTCATTCAAAATTTATTGACCAAAATAATTCAGCATATGTTGATGGGATGTTTGTATTCTTATCTAGTAATTTAATTTATACACATGGGTTCACACACGGAGTTGATTATTATGGTTCATTTTTAGGAATTAAAAACGATTTTATTTTAAATGTTTTTGATGATATTGATTATTTAAATGGTTCTGATTACTTTAATAAAAATAAAAATGTCTTATTTAAAGTTGACGATTATCAACATTTATTTCAGGATGAAAATCAAAAACTAATACCTATTACAATTCAACATAATTCAAGTGCTAAATCGCAAATATCAATTAAATCTTTTGATAATGAAATGTTTGAAAATGTATTTGATGAAAAGATTGTAAATATTTCTGATTTACAATGCGATTTGATAGATATAACTGATATGAATCTTTTGGAACAAAAAGAAACGAATCAACAAGTTACGTTAAAATCAAATTCAACTTGTTCGTCCCGCTCATCATATACTGATAATGATGAACATACAGTTTGCGATGATTGTGGCGAAATTGAAAATTTAGATTGCAATAACCATGAAAATGTTTTGAAAGAAGATAATGGCGAACATGAACAATATGAAAATGATGAGGATGATGAGGATGATGAGGATGATGATGAGGATGAGGATGATGAGGATGATGAGGATGATGAGAATGATGAGGATGAGGATGAAACAATAAATGTAACTATTCCAAAATTTCCAGTTCAAGTTATTGGTATGGAATTTTGTGAAAATACATTTGACGAGTTAATTTTAAATAATGATTTATCAAAAGAAGAATGGTATTCAGCATTCATGCAGATTATTATGATTTTAATTACATATCAAAAAGCATTTAACTTTACACATAATGATTTACATACTAACAATGTTATGTATAACAAAACAGATAAAAAGTATATCTATTATTGTTATAAAAATAAGTACTATAAGGTTCCTACATTTGGTCGTATATTCAAAATTATTGATTTTGGAAGAAGTATATATAAATTTGATGGTAAATTGTTTTGTAGTGATAGTTTTCAAGCAGGCGGCGATGCTGCTACCCAATATAATACAGAACCTTACTTAAATGATAAAAAGCCTAGATTAGAACCAAATTATAGCTTCGATTTATGTCGTCTTGCTTGTTCAATATTTGATTATGTAGTTGAGGATTTTGACGAAATTAAAGATTTAAGTAAATGTACTGACCCTGTTAAACGTTTAATAGTTGAATGGTGTTTAGATGACAAAGGAGTAAATATGTTATATAAAGGAAATGGAATAGATAGATATCCTGACTTTAAATTATATAAAATGATAGCAAGATGTGTTCATAATCATACTCCTCAGGCACAATTAGAGAGACCTGAATTTAATGCTTATTCTAGTTTTAAAGGTGAAGTACCAGGAGATGTAATAAATATAGATAATATTCCTTGTTACATTTAATTATAACTTCATAATACATTTATAACTTCATAATACATTTATAACTTCATAATACATTTATAACTTCATAATACATTTATAACTTCATAATACAATTTTATATGTATATTATGAATAAATTTTGTTTTTATTATACTAACTTAAAAAAAGACACTACTGTAATGTCGACGACCCTACATAATGTAGGGAAAATCTGGAAATTTTGAAAAAAGTCGCAAAAAATGTTCCTCCATATGTAGTATCGATATATGCAATTTTTTCGAGAAAGTTTTTTTGGATTTTCAATTTTGGACATTTATTTTTGTCCATTTTTGAAAATCTTGGATATTTTATGGAAAAATATAATTTTGTGACCATAATTAAAAATTAGCGTCTCATCACCAAAAAAATAATTTTCAATTTGTTACGATAAATTTTAAAATTAAAACTTAAAAAAATCTTCTGTTTCTATTGTATGGAAACATTAGGAAACAAAAATCAGCAAAAATCAGCGCAAAATTTTTATTGTAAAAGTTGTAACTATAATACGAGCAGAAAATGTAATTTTGACGACCATAATTTGTCAGCAAAACACAAAAAAACATTGGAAGGAAACGTTTTGGAAACTTTTATAAGCGAAAATCAGCGAAAATCAGCGATTTGTAATTTTTCATGCGAAAAATGTAATAAAGAATTTAAAACTCGTTCTGGATTATGGAAACATAATAAAATATGTATTTGTGAAAATAATAAAATAGAAAATACTGTAGATAAAAAAGATGAATTAATTGATTATCTTATGAAAGAAAATAAAGAAATTAAAGAATTGATATTGGAATTAGCTAAGAAGGATTCGTATAATAATTGTAATAATACGGTTAATTCTCATAATAAAGCATTTAACCTAAATTTCTTTTTAAATGAAACATGTAAAGATGCTATGAATATTATGGATTTTGTTGATTCAATTAAACTTCAGTTATCTGATCTAGAAAAAGTTGGGGAACTAGGTTATGTTCAAGGAATATCTAACATAATAACTAAAAATCTCAAAGAATTAGATGTTACACAAAGACCGGTTCATTGTACAGATAAAAAGAGAGAAACAATTTATATTAAAGATGAAGATAAATGGGAAAAGGAGGATGAAGATAAAAAAAAATTACGTAAAGTAATAAGAAGAGTTGCTTTTAAGAACCAACGTTTGTTACCAGAATTTAAAAAGGAACACCCAGATTGTGGTAAGTATAATTCAAAGTTTTCTGACCAATATAATAAAATAGTAGTCGAATCAATGGGAGGACCAGGAGATAACGAATTCGAAAAAGAGGAAAAAATCATAAAAAATATTTCAAAAAATATAATTGTTGATAAATAAATTTAAAATTATTACTAAATTTATTTATATAAATTATTCACTATAGATATTTTAAGTGTTTCATCGGTTACACTTAAATCAGACAAACGTTTTAATAATGAGTTTCTCTCTTTTACTAATAATTCATCTGGTAGTATTCCAGGAAATCTTTGTTTTTGTAATCCTCTATTCATAACTAAAATTGCGCGTTTAAATTTATCAAGAATTCTTTCACAATCTATAATAGTTATTCTTTCATAACCTTCTTCTGTTATCGGTTTTCTCTCTTCCAACAGATTTTTAAACTGAAAATATTTTGTATAATAATAAATTTTTTCATTTAAGAGAGAACCAATATTTGGACATCTGAATAGTAGTTTTTCATTTAATTCTGATATGAAAAATGGAAAATCAATTGAATTCTCAAAATATGGTTTAATATTTAGTGGAGTTTCTTTAAAATCTATATCTGAAAACTGCCTAAAATCATCTACCATTATACGTCTTCTAAAGTCTTGTTTTTTAATAACTTTTAAATAACTAAGTTTAAAAATAAATGGATTTGCTCTAGCATTTAAAGGATTTGGAACTTGAACAGAAACAGAGTATTGTGTTTCTGGTGTATTTAAAAACCATCTTACTAAATAAGATAAATGTCCTGCTAAATTTTTTACATTTGCCTCTACATATGGTATACTTGTATCAGGCATAATCAAAACATCAATATCTTCAGATTTATACATAGATGATTCTGGCATTCCAGCCAATACAAGTTGTATAGCCTTTCCACCTTTAAATATAGGTTTATAATCTTGTCCAATCATTTTGTTTAAAATTATTCCAAAAACAATTAAAGCAGCACATAATACAATATTATAATGAGAGAAATCTATATCTTGGTCACGACTGTACAAACCAAATGATTCATAAAAATCATTTTTTGTTGGAGTAAAATATGTTGGAATTAATGATTGATTTATTTTACAAACACTCCATAATTGAGTGACTTCTGAATTTTGTATGGGTATATTTCCATCAGAATTCATCATTTCATTAATTTTTGTTCTTATAGAAAGCATTTCATTTTCTCCAAAAATTGGTTTCCAAAATTCTGGTTCAACTTCTGGATTATATCCAGAATCAGAAGGTAATTCAGTTGGTAATGTTAATTTAACAATATGTTTAGAATGTGTAGGTTCAATTATTGCGTTAATTTCTTCATCTTTTATTAGATTTTCCATTTCTGATTTTTGTGCTTCTAGTAATAATTTGACATTAGCGCCTTTTTCAAGTAAATATTTAACTAACCCTGTATCTTCTAATTTTATTGCTGATGATAATGCTGAAATATTATTTTTATAACTAACAAGATTAATATTACCTTTATTATCTATAAAATTTTTAACAAATGCTTTTCTTACAATAAAATCATCAATATTATCAAAAATAATAACTAATAATGGAACGAAGCCTATCAATGGGGTATTTTTTTTATTATAATTATATTTATTGATAGGAATTGTGTTTGTTGTTATAGGAATTAGTGTATTTATACCAATTTGATTACTTTTAAATCCATTTTTAAAGATTTCAACGACTTTTTTAACTCTTTCCATGTCTCCTGCTTTAACCGCGTATTGTAGTTTTTTAAAAGAATTTATAAACATATTTCTAAATTCATCCTTAATGATTTTTTCATTTCTTTCTTTTTCTCCACCACCTCTTAAACGTCGTCTAGTTTTTTTATTTCTATTATTATTATGCGTTTTTTTAATTTGTTTTCCAAATAATTTGCGTGTTTTGATTCTTTTCATTATATTATAAGATGATAAAAAGAATTAATTTAGATCGAAGATACATTGGTTAAAATCCAGGATTATCGGTAAATACTGGAGTAATATTTGAAGCACTTGAACCTCCTTTGATCATTGGATTAATTTGCCCAATTATAAAATCACCAAAAACAACACTAAAATAAACGAGTAAAGAATCTCTAATTAATAATTTTAATGGTTTTGTTTCCTTTTCAATAAATCTCATTTCAATAAATTTTGAAATGAAAAATACTACTGAAATAATAGCAGCAATTATAAATATATTATCCATTTAAAATAATAATTGGATATTCTTATTTATTATTTTACGCAAATTAATCTAAAATTTCAATGTCATCAATTAACAAATCAGGTAACAATTCTAATTTAGGTTCTTCAATATTATGAACATCTAATGTATCTAAATTAAAGTCTTGGTCTGATATTTTAAGTTTTACATTATCGTCTTCTTCCTCCTCCTCAATTTTTCTTTGTTGATTTCTAAGTTGACTAATTTCTTCTAAACGTTCAATAGATTTTGGAGCAATAACATTTGTTACACTTCCATCATCCGTTTTAACATAATCAATATCATTAAAACTTAATTCAGAACTTTTAAGTGGTGAACCGCCAACTACAACATTTGGATTATCAACTGGATTATCATGTGGATTATCATGTGGATTATCAATAGGTTTTCTAATAGGTTCTTCAATAATTTGTTCTTTAACTTCTTCAATAACATCTTCTTCAATGGTCTCGTCCATATAAGCCTTTAATATTGACTCAACTGGAATACTTTCTCTTAAAGTATTTAATATACATTCTTGAACAATAATCTCTATTTCTCTATAGTGTTTTTGTATTGTTAAAGGAGCTATATTTGTTTCAAACAAATATACATTTTTATATACTTTTCTAGCTACATTGATGTATGTTTTGTGAATAAAATCATCTAACTTTGGTATATTAATATCTATCTTCTTTTGTTTCTGTCCAACCCGCATAGCAGTTAAAATTTTAAGCTGAATAATATGAACACATGTAACTAAATCTTCTAAATAATTGCAACCAGATTTGTCGCATATTCTTTTTCTCTCGGTTTCAATAATTTGAACATTCCATTTTGGTATTCTTGAAATCAAATTTTGAAATGTCATTAAGTATTTATCCATCTCACCATTTTCCTTACACAGATTAATAGATTCATCTAAAATTGACTTATAACCATCAATAATTAATGGTGTTAAAATTGTAACTAAACGGGATCCCCATTCATTTTTGGATTCATGAAGCGCACTAACATTAAAGTCATCCATTTACATAAAACTTATATTTTCTAAAGATAGTTCTGAACTTAAAAAGACAAAATTTAGAATAAATAACATTAATAATTTTTCATTTCTTAATTCTTTTCTTACACGATTAAAGCATATAAGTAGCTCGTAACGTTTTTCAATTGATAAATCTAAAAACTTGGTATTTTCTAATAAATTAATAATATCCAATGCTGAATATGCTTTTTCATAAAGTTTTGTACATAATACCATGAGGTCTTCTAAATTTATTTCTTTATTAAAATATTTGGTTAATTCTTTTTTTAACCATTCAAGTTTGTGTTCTTTTACATCACTTAAATTAAAAACATTATTTAAATTATATTGGTATAGATTAATTATTTTACCATTAATAACTGGTTCTGGAATATAAATTTCACAGAATCTTGACAAAATAGGTTTCATTAAATTATATTTATCTTCAGCAACAATAAAAAAACGTGTATTATGACTAAATAATTCAATACATCTTCGTAATGCTGATTGAGCATCTAGTGTTAATTTATCTCCGTTCAATAATACAACACTTTTGAATGTATTTCCGCTATTTGAATTTATATGAGTTTTTGCGAAAAATTTAAGTTCTTCTCTAATAAATTTAATACCTTTACAATGTGAACAATTAACATACATAACAAATGATTTTATTATATCTCTCTTATTGTCATAAATTTTATGAATAAATTCATTTACAAGTGTTCTCTTACCACTACCTGTTGGACCATGGAATAATATATTAGGTATTTTATGCATTTCATGAAAGTAATTTAATTTATTTTTTATAGATTGATGTATGTCAAGCATTTAGTGTCTACTATATTTTAAAAAGCGTTTTTATATATTAATACAACGCAATAATATATAAAAATCTATAAAAATATAAAAATCTATAAAAATATAAAAATCTATAAAAATCTATAATTATTAATTAATAATAACGTTGTTTATACTCTTAGCAATTTATACAGAATTTGTTAAAGAATGAGTATAAGGATTATTTTTAAAGGCATTTAAAATATCGGGTTGAATACGGTCACAACCAGCACATTCATTATAATATTGAGGTGTTCTAATTGCGCCATATGTTTGAACAGATGGAGGTAATCCAGATAAACTAGAATAAGCAGGATTAACTCTACCATCTAAACGATCACTATCGGCTTTAATAGTACTCAAGTGCATTTGTTGATTAAAAATTTGAGTTCCACCTTGGTTTGGTCTATTGACAATAGTTTGAGACTTAATATCATTATTATGTTGACGATAAGCAGCATCATAACTCATGTCTCCAAAACCTGTAGCATAACCACCAGCAGCTGTATAATATTCACAACTAGTTGTATCTCTTTGTGTTGGTAGTCCAGGCATAGCATTATTAACATACATGCCTTCTTTTTGATTATTAATATTAAAGTTAACTGCATGTAAATTGGTTTCTTTGACTGTCGTAGGAGTACTATCTTGAGGGTTATAAACTGGTCCCTTAACCATAGATGAAGTTCCCGCATCACCATAAACACGAACATTATTAATGGTTTCATCTTTACGTGTTGCTCTAAACATATCCATTATTGGAGCAACCACCGCGCCAATTGCGCCGCTAAATCCACTTCTAAATGTTTCAGGTTGCTTAACAGTACTTCGGTTATTTTCGTAATTAGTATGACTACGTAAAAAATTGTCAGTATCAGCACAATCACCTCGTCCTACAGCTCTCGAGTGATTAACCCCTCCTTGAATAACTTCATGGCGCTTAGACGGTTCAAAGTTTTGTGGAGCAGTAGCTGCTTTTACGTCAATTGAACCAGCAGGTCCCATATATTCACTAGCAATATCGTTACGTCTCAAAACACCCATTTCTTGAATTGGTCGCAATGTTTCTCCTTTCTCGGCACCAGTTGTTGTTAACCAACGGTCTTGCGTATTGATAAAATATGTATCAGGCCTTTGTTTTTCTACACGTCCAATCATTTGAGCAGTTGGCGCAGTTTTAATAAAAGAATTCGCCGGACCTTCATGATTAATTAATTCATATTCCAATTTAGGATTTGTATCAACTCTTAATTGGTCAACAGTCTTTGGTAACCATTTATCACGAGCTTCCATACCAGAATTATAACCATTGTTACCATTAATTCCGTAACCTTTATCTAAACCAGGACCAACCATTACACTCTCAAATGGTTTGACATTATTGTTTTTTATAGCAGGATTAACTCGTGATTGATAAAAATCACTTTGGTTAGGCATTCCATAAGCCCATTGCATATTTTGTTCGGGTTTGAAAAGAGGCGCTTGTTCAATTTTTTTTATTGTTTGAGAACCAGAACCAATCATGTTATCTAAAACGGATTCATTAATATTCATATCATAGGTTCTACCTTTTACTTTACCACCATTAAAAGGAACCATATTATTATGTTTAAATTGGTGAGAATCTAAATAATCTCCAGTTAATGAATAAATTTCTTGAGGATTTTGATTTACAGTAACATGGTTTCTAACCTTTTGTTGATATAAATTTTGATTAAAATATTTATCTGTAGCAGCATTTGGGTTAGGATATTCTTGAACAGTATCAACTAATTGATTTATATTGGTAACAGGAAAATTTTGGGGAGGAATATTTGTGTTTGGCAAGTAGTTATCAGTTTTGACACCTAAGTTGCTTGTAATTCCCATATTGGTAAAATTTTCTTTTTGTCTGATTGATTGTCTTATTTCTTTTTTAGAGCAATTTTCATTTGATTGATTTGATACCACATACATACCACCTAATGCTATTAAAGGGATTGCTATTTCCATATTTATATATATAGAGTATTATATTTTTATTCACATATAATAATCTAAAACCACTTTTAAAAAGTTAAAGAAAATAATTTTTATTTACTTATTTTGTTACACTTTTTCTAAAAGGGATTTGTTGACAAGAATTTGTTTGTTGACATGTTGTAGGACCTCCTACATAACCACCACTAATTAAATTATAACTAGATGGTAAATAATTTTTGGTTTCATTTATAACACAATCTCTCTTTGGGGTAAAATAATCTTTTTCTAAAATTCTTGTACTCAGGTTATTTTGAAAAGGCATACATACATTCACTTGAGGATTCAAGGGAGGATATTGCCAATCTACTTGTTCTAAATCACGATACCACCATGCTGGATTTGTTGCTCTTGATTGTTCAGTAAATAAATTATTACATGTTGGATATTGAATAGCTTCATTTGGAACATTGTAGCTTTTATAATTATCTTTTCCTAAACAATCTTTACCCAATTGCCTGTTAACACCTCTCAAATCACTTTCTAAATTAATTGTATTCGTTCTTAAATTACCTCCCCATTTTTGTATAATAATTTGGGGGTCTTCCATATAACAAGGATTGGAACCATTTCCAGGAACATTTAATATCCATCTACCTGGGTCTGTAGATTGTTGTAATGCCTTTTTTGTTCTACAATCGTCATATTTAAATCGCGTACTAGCCATTTTATATTTATATGATATATTTATTTAATAATTAATAATTTAAAAAATTAATACTATATAAATTATAAATGGAATTAGGATTAAATAAAAATACTCCAACTTTATGTCTAAATATGATTGTTAAAAATGAAAGCAAAATTATTACCAGATTATTTGATTCAGTTTTCTCTATAATTGATTGCTATTGTATATGTGATACAGGTTCTACAGATAATACTGTAAGTTTAATTACTGAATATTTTAATAAAAAGGGAATTCCTGGAAAAGTTGTTGTTGAACCATTTAAAAACTTTTGTCATAATAGAAATTTTGCTTTACAATCCTGTTTAGGTATGTCTGATTATATATTATTACTAGACGCTGATATGGTCCTTGAAATGAAAAATTTTAAAAAAGAAATGTTACATTCTGCTCAAAGTTATCATATTCTTCAAGGAAATGATTCATTTTATTATCAAAATATGAGAATTGTTAAAAATAACGGTCTTTACAAATATGTTGGAGTAACTCATGAATATATTGATACTCCAGATGGAAATACAACAGGAGGATTTAAAAAAGATGAATTATTTATAAGAGATATTGGTGATGGAGGAGCAAAGCATGATAAATTTGAGAGAGATATAAGATTACTTCTTGATGGTATTACAGAAGAACCTAATAATGTAAGATATTATTTTTACCTAGCCAATAGTTATCATGATTCTGGAAGATTTGCTGAAGCAATTAATGTATATAAAAAACGTATTCAATTAGGTGGTTGGATTGAAGAAGTTTGGTATAGTCATTATAGAATCGGTTTGTGTTTTAAAAATATGGGAAACATGGACGATGCGATTAGGTTTTGGTTAGAAGGTTTTAATTACTATCCAGAACGATTAGAAGGTATGTATGAGATACTTCGACATTATAGAATACATTTTAAACCTCAACTTGGAGACATGATTTACCAAAAAGCTAAAAAAATATTAGATATGAAGAAAAATAGAGATAACTACTTATTTTTACATAATGATGTTTATACAGATAAGATTTATTATGAGTATACCATTATCGCTTCTTATTTAGGCGTTAAAAACATTAATAATGAAGTAATAGAAGTTCTTAATAATTCACTAACTGATGGTGATTGTAATAATTTATTAAGTAATATGAAATTTTATAAAGATGTTTTAACGCCTATTTCTAGAATTATTCTTGATAATACAACAGTGTTAAATGTTAATAATGAAGATGTTAAGTTTGTTTCATCGTCTAGTTGTTTAATTCCTAATATTAATAAAAAAGGATATCAAATGAATATTAGATATGTTAATTATCATATTACTGATGGAGGCAGTTATTTAAACTGTGATAAACATATTATATCAGTCAATAAATATGTAGAGATTGATAAAGATTTTAATATATTAAATGAAAAATTGTTTGATTTAAATTTTGAAGATAGAAGATATATTGGAATTGAAGATGTTAGAATATTTAATGATGTTGAAACAAATGATTTACTATTTATCGGAACAGGGTATCATAAGAATGACAAAATTGGCATTGTAACAGACAAATATGATATTGAAAATTTTAAAATGAACGCAAGGGAACTAACACAAGATTTTAATAACTCTAGTTGTGAAAAAAATTGGGTATTTATTGATTATAATGGCTCAACACATATTGTATATGATTGGAATCCTCTTAACATTTGTAAAATAAATAATGAAAATAATAAACTTGAAAAAGTAGCAAAGAGAGAAACCCCTAGAATTTTCTCAAGAATTAGAGGTTCAACGTGTGGATTTAAATACTCTAAAAAAATCGATGAGATTAAAAACGGCAATATTACAATTGATATTGAAGAAAGTGAAATTTGGTTTGTTGGTCATATTGTTTCTTACGAATCACCAAGACATTATTATCATGTAATTTCTGTTTTTGATTCGCACATGAATTTACTAAGATATTCAGCTCCATTTAAATTTGAAGGAGACCCCATTGAGTATTGTTTAAGTATTGTTGTAGAAGACGAAAGAGTCCTTATCAATTATAGTACATGGGATAGAACTACGCGAATTGGAGTTTACGATAAAAAATATATAGATTCAATTGTAAAATATAAATAAACTTATATTATGAAATATAAATAATTTAAACGCATTATTATTTATATTTTAATGACAAATAACGTAACATTCGTAACATCGTATTTAAAAATTTATGAATCTGAATATGATGAAACCAAAACATTTGAAAAAAGATTGGAATTATTTATGAAAGTTGTCGAGCTAAATATAAATATATGTTTGTTTATTAGCCCTGAATATAAAGATACATTTGAACAAATATCTAATAAATATACAAATTTAAATATTGTTGAGATTCTTTCTATTGAAGACCTAGAATTTACCAAACTTGGTAATAAAAATGCCGATTTATTAGTTTTACCAGAGAAAAGAAGTCACATAAAAGATCATATAAATTACATGTTTCTTATGAACTCAAAAACCGAATTTATAAAAAAAACTATAAATGTTAATCCGTTTAATAGTGATTTTTTTTGTTGGTTTGATTTTAGTTTACCATATATATTTAAAAATTTTGAAAGTAGCCTTCTTAAAATTAAAAAGTATTCTGAGACTAACTTTATTTCTGAACCATTTATTGCTATGCCAGGATGTTGGAATTTTAAAGTTGGGAACAAAGATGTTTTAAAAGACACAATTTGTTGGAGATTTTGTGGTGGGTTTTTTATTGGAGACAAAAATAGTTTATCATCGTTTTACGACGTTAGCATATCTCATTTTGAAGAATTTTTAAGGTTAACAGAAAAGTTGATTTGGGAAGTGAATTATTGGGCTTGGCTTGAAGCGTGCGGATATATATCACCAATATGGTATCTTGCGGATCATAATGATACCATTATAAATATTCCAAATCAAGTCATAAAAAAATATACACAAATTTCAAATGATTGTAGTATATGTAAATATAATTATCCTGATTTTAATGAAGATGATAAATTTTATCCATCATCAGGGTCATATATTTATGATAAAATTAATAATAAACATATTTTAAATACGCGTTATGTAAATTATTATTATTTGGATAACTGGGAATGCGTTTTTCATAATAATATAAGACAAATCAAAACGTTAAATGTTAAATCCGAATTAAATAAAAATTTTTGTGAAGAACCAATTACATATGATATTGTTAATGTCGATGATTCTAATTTTAATTCTAATCCTAACTCTATGTCACTTGGTCTAGAAGATATTAGATTGTATGATGATAATGGGTCTATAAAATTTATAGCAACTAATATAAATTATATACCATGCGGTCATAATAGAATGATAATTGGTGATTATGATTATGAAAATAATATTTGTAAAAATTTAACCATTATAAATATGACATGGGAATCGCATTGTGAGAAAAATTGGGCGCCGTTACCTAGTTATTTTAATAATAAAAAATTATTCATTTATAAGTGGTCACCTTATTCGGTTGGGTTTGTGAATTTAGAAAACAATTTTGAATTACATATTCAAAAACAGTATGAAAATGAAATTCTAAATAAATTTAGAGGCTCTACTCCTTTTATCGATTATAACGAAGAATATTATGTTGGATTAGTTCATTATAGTGTTCCAGCTGTTCCTCCTGTATATTATAATTCACTTGTATTAATAGATAGAGTCACTAATTTACCTGCTTATTACAGCGAGCCATTTAAATTTTCAAAATATCCAATTGAATTTTGTATTGGTTTTACAATGGAAGACACTAAATATACATTTTGGGTATCACAAATGGATCGAGAGCCTATTTGTTTTAATATAAATATGAATACAATTCCTATTATAAATAAGGTCTAAGTTTATTTGTTTTGCGTTTACAACATCTTTGGTGTCCTAAATATTGACTATAATTTGGGTAATAAATTGACATTATATATTATTTATAATTTATAAAAAATAACATTATATTAAACCAATTTTAATAAATGTAATTGACGGGTTGGGCGTTAATACGACACCATAGTATATAGAATATATTGCTAACTTATTTGATTTGCTTATCAGTATGTAGCTTTTTCTTTTCAGTTGATATTGGTATATCATAATAAGATGTGTAATTGTTGTTACACATCTATTCCAAAGACATTCTTATAATCTTTAACAGTTAAATCAACCCAAACCACTTGGCTTAACATATACTATAATAAGATAATAATTATTATTATCCGTTTGAATAGTATAATTCACCACTAGATGGATCGTAGAATACTCGGCCAAATCCAGTATCAATAGCACCCGACGGTGGGACTAGACTTCGTAATTGTCTTATGAAACAACCAGGGACACTAGCATTGAGATTAGTGCCCGTTACGTCTATACATATCGAAGACTGATACTGACTAGTACGTCCAGCAGAATTACCAATCGCAATCGCATTAGCTCTCTGGCCAGTTTGTGCTGCTTTATTACCAATCGTAATCGCATTATTTTTTTGTCCAATCTCTCCTGCTAGATATCCAATCGCCACACTGAACGCTCCCTGCGCAACTCTTGCTGCCTCCCGTCCAAAGGAAACTGCGTTAGAGCCTTGGTTAACTTGTCCAGCAGCATTACCTATAGCAATAGCACTAGTACCTTGGTTAGTTTGTCCAGCAGCATTACCTATAGCAATAGCAGTAGTACCTTGGTTAGTTTGTCCAACAGCATTACCTATAGCAATAGTAGTAGTACCTTGGTTAGCTTGTACATAATTTATACCAATGGCAATAGTATTATTAGAAACATCTAATTTTAAACTGTTAGCTAAACGCAAATCGCCTGTATTTGGATTGATAGAAAAAGGATTAGTTGCCGAATTTATAAACAATGATTTATTCACACCTGAACTCTCTACAAATACTGGATAATATGTTTTATTAGAATTTGTATCTGTTATTACAATCGTTTCCAATGTGTTATCTGGACCGGTTGGTCCCGTATATCCTATACTTCCTGTTGAACCTCTTTGACCAGTAACACCTGTGTATCCAGTGTATCCAGTGCTTCCTGTAACACCTGTAACACCTGTTGAACCAGTATATCCAGTATACCCTGTTGAACCAGTATATCCAGTATACCCTGTTGAACCAGTATATCCAGTATAACCTGTTGAACCAGATACACCGGTTTCTCCAGTGTATCCAGTGCTTCCTGTGTATCCAGTGCTTCCTGTAACACCTGTATATCCAGTGCTTCCTGTAACACCTGTATATCCAGTGTATCCGGTTGAACCGGTTACTCCAGTGCTTCCTGTAACACCTGTATAACCAGTTGACCCAGTGTATCCAGTTGAACCAGTGTATCCAGTTGAACCAGTAACACCTGTATATCCTGTAACACCTGTATAACCAGTCGTTCCTGTTGATCCTGTAACACCAGTGTATCCAGTGTATCCAGTTGATCCAGTTGAACCTGTAACACCAGTGTATCCAGTGTATCCAGTTTCACCTGTATAACCAGTTGAACCAGTTGATCCAGTATATCCAGTATAACCTGTTGAACCAGTTTCGCCGGTATATCCAGTACTTCCTGTTTCTCCTGTATAACCAGTTGTTCCAGTAACACCTATATAACCAGTTGATCCAGTTGAACCTGTAACACCAGTGTATCCAGTTGTTCCAGTTTCACCGGTATAACCAGTTGATCCAGTTGAACCTGTTGAACCAGTTGAACCTGTTGAACCAGTATATCCAGTATAACCTGTTGAACCTGTTTCGCCGGTATATCCTGTACTTCCTGTTGAACCTGTATATCCTGTACTTCCTGTTGAACCAGTTTCTCCAGTATATCCTGTTGAACCTGTTTGACCGGTAACGCCAGTACTTCCTGTTGAACCTGTTTCACCTGTTTCTCCAGTGTATCCAGTGCTTCCTGTTTCTCCAGTGTGTCCAGTGCTTCCTGTTTGTCCAGTGTGTCCAGTGCTTCCTGTAACACCTGTGTATCCAGTGCTTCCTGTTTGTCCTGTATATCCAGTTGAACCAGTATAACCAGTATAACCGGTTGAACCAGTATAACCAGTGTAACCAGTTGAACCTGTTTGACCAGTGTAACCAGTTGAACCTGTAACACCTGTGTATCCAGTTGACCCTGTTTCTCCAGTGTATCCAGTGCTTCCTGTTTGTCCTGTTTGTCCAGTTGAACCGGTTTCTCCAGTGTATCCAGTGCTTCCAGTAACACCTGTATAACCAGTTGAACCTGTAACACCTGTGTATCCAGTTGACCCTGTTTCTCCAGTGTATCCAGTGCTTCCTGTTTGTCCTGTTTGTCCTGTATATCCAGTTGAACCGGTTTCTCCAGTGTATCCAGTGCTTCCTGTTTGTCCGGTATA